AGCAATAGATCCAACAAAAGCATTCACTCTTTGTAAGATTGCAGGTTCATGTATATTGTGAGCACCCATTGATCCATCTTCTACTGAAGATTGATGAGGTGTTCCAACGCCCATAGTTCCGCCTTCTATTATGTGTTGTTTAAATGTTTTCATTTTTTTCCTCGTTTAACTTCGTCTTTTAATTTTTTAAAAGATTTACCTCCGTAGAGGTCTTCTTCTACATCTTTTACTTCATTCTCTTTTAGTTTTAAACTATTTGTTAGTTTATCAAACTGACTTTCATTTGGTGTATTGTCTGCCAGTTGTTCTAAAAAACCATCCCTATCTTGTTTCATTTGTTTTTCTCATTTAACAATTGAGCCTCCTCTTTAGGTTTAATATCTAATCCGCCTTTATCTACAGGTTCTTTAGCATGTGTGCCATCGTCTTTCCCATATTCAGCGTCAAACTTAATTAACTTTTCAACCTGTTGAAGAGCACCATGTACAGCATTCAAATTATTTTTCATCTGTGCAACTTCTTGTTCAATTGTTGTTATCTTGCTATTCATATCATTAAAAGATTTTTGTAATACAAATCTCTCTTTCATTAACGTTTGTGTAGTAATACCCATAATAATCCTCTATAATATATTAAGCAACAACGTATCCGTTACCAGCGATAACGTTCCATTTTGCATTTTTAAATAATAATGTAATTGTTTCACCTTCAGCATTTAAAGTAATTGTTGCGCCACCACGTAAGTTAGTAGGTGTAACTACAATGTTATTAGTTCCTGATGTTGAAATATTGATAATTGTTTTAACTTGACCGTCAGCACCATCTGCTAATGAAATAGCACCAGTTGCTGCTGTTGCGTTTACTTCAGTCACAGCAGTTGTTACATTTGCAACCTGCGATGAAGCGTCAGCAGTTATTGTTTGTGAAGTTTGTGCTAAACCTAACCAAGAAGGTATATTGTTAAACACATTCTCTGCTGATATTTTTTTATTGATTGGTGTACCTGACGGATCGTCAACTACATGGAACAAGTCAGCCGTAGCCAACGAGTCACCTAAATCGGTCAATGCCGTTATCTTTTTGTCTGCCATTTTTTTCTCCTGTTAACCCTTTCGGGAATGCTACTCTAGGTATTTGCCTAGATCAATTTGTTCATATAGTATATATAAGGGCACTTTGAGCACCCTTATATGATTTTGTTATTATGCTTTAACTGTAATAGTTCCAGCCGCTGTACCAATACTAGCTGCACTTGTGATAGTAGAGTTAGTAGTTGTACCTTTATCCTTAACAGTACCACCGTCAAGGTTCATAGCATTAGCACCAATGCTTAAAACATCATTTGCTGCTGTTGCTGCTGAAGCTGCGCTTACTACTGAAGTAAAGACTAGTTCGTTTGATCCTGTACCACTAGCATATTGCAAGTTGTATGGTCCACGACCTGAGCCTGAACCTGCGTTGTTGTTTTGTACAGCCACATAAGGTGTACTAGTAACATCAACCGCTTCGTTAAATCTTACTCTAACAGACAAGTTGTATCCTGCTGATACGTCTGCTTGTGCTGAAGTTGTAATCCATTCAATTTCTGTAATATTTGCTGAACCCATATTTGTAGCTAATCCACCGATTGCTACTAATACTTCGGGTGTTGCACTTGCATTGTCATTGCCTGACAATACTGAGCCTGCTTCTCTTACCCAACCTGAAGCGTTTGCAAAAACTTCTTTTTTTTCAGCTGTTGTAAGATTTTTAGGCTTTATATCGTTTCCCCATAAAGACATATATCTCTCCTTAAATTAATTATTGTTATATAACTATACTATTTATAAGATTAAAAGCCTAGTCTTTTGAGTTGGGCGATAGTTTTTGATGTGTTTGTGTGATGTATGCCAGTACCCCCAGCATTAATAAATTCTCTTATGTTCTTCTCGTAATCGTCAATAAGAATAGACGGATTACCTTTTTTAGCAAAGAGTTTCTTTTCTTTTCTTCTTACAAGATTTATCTTTGATTTGTTAGATATACCTGCATTTTTTCTTAACCATTGTGTCTTACCAGATATACAGTTAGGGTCATAAGACTCTTCTACGTATGCTGATAGTATATGAGGATCAAATTTTGATATGTAAGACCATAGTTGTCTGCCACCAGACATCCAAGGTAGTGTTGACCAAAAGTCTTTTTTCTTTTTGATATGCGACCACTTCTCTCTACTTGATGGTATGTTCATCCATTTTTGTATTGACATACCTGTAGTTTTCTGAGCACCTGTTTTAAAGTCTGCTAGAACGCCATCCATGTCGCAATATATGATAGGTTTACTCATAGTGTTTCCTTATACTATTATACTATCATATAATAGTGCCTTTGTCAATTGACAAAATGTCGCATTTAGATAGGCCTTGATGATGGTTCTACGTCAATCATAGCAACGTCTTTACCTGTTGCAGTTTTTCCTTTATCACCAGCCTTAACTAACTTTTGTTCTTTTCTTAACTGGTCAAACGATTTCTTTTGATCTGTCTTCTTCATAGCAGCGTCTTTTTTATCTTGGTTTATTTTCTCACCATGATCGTCCTGAGTTACTGCTTCATTTTTTGGTACACAGTTAGGGACTTGTTTGCCACCTTTCATTTTAGTACCAACTTGTTTATGAGAATCCCAACATGCTTCATCTACATTGTCTTCTTTCATTGCTTTAGAGATTGCTTTTCTTCTCTTATGTAAAAACTTATCAGATGAATCAGTATCGCCATCGTTGTCAATGTCTTTATCTTTTCTATCGTCAAACTTTTTCTTAACAGCGTCTTTGTTAACTGGATCCATTCCTTCACTTACAATTCTGACAGCTGCGTCTGCAAGTGAACCTGGTTTAGTTTCAAGGTATTTTCTATCTACTGTTAATTTAGTATCTGTTATTGGTTTTGTTATTGAAGACTGTTCAGAAGCAATTTTATTAATTTTTTCCTCTAAGCTGTCTTTTCTTGTATCAAAATATTTTTTATTCATTACTTTTTGCTCCTTACTTTTGCTGCTAAATCTTTATCTGCTTTACCCCAAGTACCAGATGATTTAGTTACGAAACTGTTTACTCTTGCCATAGCCCATTGTTGAGGTGTAGTACCTGGTCTATGACCACCCTTCCATGCAGCCATGCCTCTATCATATACTTTTTTTAGTATTGAATATGACATACCTGTTTTTTCTGCTTTGTTTTTTACAGCAGTGATTGCCTCAATCAAAGCTTTTGCAGGATGTAATTGTTCGTTTCTAGTTTTCTTTTTTATTTGATCCATTTTCATTTGTATGTTCTCTATGTCATTTTTAGTTATAGCCATAGGTGTCTTATCTTTAGGTTCACCTGGATCTAAATCTTTTAACTTTGTTTGTAAAGCCATTTGACGTGTTCTTAATTTTGCAGTATTCTCAGCGTCTTTAGAAGCATCCTCAATTAGTTTTCCAAGATGAGGTACGTTAGCATGTTTGATTGCCAATTGAGTTGGTATATCTAAATCCTTTATCATCTTTCTAATTGCAGGTGTAATATCAGAAGCCTTTTTACCTTGCCATACTTTTTTAATATTTGCAATTTGTGTAGGGTTCATTTTACTTCTTAAATAATCACCCACATCTTCTTTCTGCATTCCTTTTATATCAGGACTGTTATCAGATTTAAACTTGATGTTACCTCTTAATGTATCTTGTGTGACAGATACTTCGGTGTTACCTTGTGATCTTAAATCTTTTGCTCTTTGTTCAGCAGAGTCTTTTGTTTTAAAAGGTGACGCATATCTTTTGCCATCTTTACCTCTCCACCTTGCAACGTGAACAACAGTAAACTCGTTTAGGGATTCATAATCCCAAGTACTTCTATATCTTGTTACCATTTTTTACAACTCCAATATCTTGCTTTCCATTTAGGTCCTGGATTATCGCAATTATGTCTTGCTCTAAAGCTTCTTCTTCTTGCAGGATTGTCTGCTTTAATTTCCATATTAGGATCACCAAATGATACTTTGACTATGTTGTCATTAGGGCCCTTTGTATAAACGTAAAACTTTTTAGAACCACCTCTAACAGGTTTGTTCAAAGTAACTTGTTTACCTTGATGTTCCGCTTCTGTAATTTGTGATGGGAAGATTCCCCACTCGTCTGCTTCTTCTTTCATAAAGTCTTTAAACGTTAACTTAAAGCCTTCAGTAGCGCCTAAATCTTTTCTCATTTCTGCTTTAGATTTATTGTGCTTTCTTTGAAATTCCTCTGGATCTAAACCGCCTTCTTCCTTAGATTTAAGGTCTATTGCGATCTCTTTCATTCTTCCTTCTTGCATATTACTATTGGTGTCAATCACTTTATTGAACATTTTATTATATGTTTCTTCAACTTTAGATTGCCACTCTTCCCCATATCTTTCCTTATATTTATTAATAGTTTCTTCTTTACTTGCCCATTCTTCTATATCTTTTAACTCAACCTTCTTATTCATTGGTTTCATGTCCTTATCTGCGTTTACATTGATTAAATTATCACTATGTTTACTTGGACTATAAGAACCACCTTGATACTTAGGATTGTAGTGTTTTTCACCTGGTGTTATTGAAGATGTATATTTTGCCCAATCATGCCCTATTTCATAGGCTTCTGGTATACCATCAGTATTAAATTCTGTGCCTCTTTTTTCAGGCTCTTTTTCACTTCTTGTCTTCAATTCTCCATACATCTGTTTAAAACGTTTTGTATGTTTACTAGGTTTAGTTTTTGCTACTTTGTCAGCAGGCGATTGTTTGTAAGCAGACTTATCACTATCTGATTTATTACCTTGTTTTTCTAGGTGTTTGTCATGTGATTTCTTTTCTTTGTCTGATAGACCTGCGACATATTTTTTAGGTTGATCTGTTTCTTTATCATACGCTAATTTTCTTTTTTCTTTTAAGTTCATTGATCGTTCTTCTAATTTGACTGGATAGACAGGTGTTTCCATAATGTTATAAAGCCATGCTTTATGCAATTTCATATCCTCGTCTTCCAAGGTAACATAGTTAGTACCTCGTCTTATTATGACACCAGTTACATTAGTTTCCATATCATCAACAATATCACCTACGTCATATAAATGTTCCGATATGTATTTGTCCCTTAATGTCATCTTATCTAACTCCTCTTTTGTTGAGGCAGTTATAAATGGTTTAAATCTAAATGCACCTGAAGATGTATAGTCCATACTTGCGGCTAACATCATTCCTTTTCTTACATTTCTAAATAAGTCTTGTGCATTTTTTGAGTTAGCAAAACTAGATGGCAAACCTTTTTTAAAAGTTGCAAAGTCTTTTGACTTAGCAGCCGATCTCATTTTACTGGCACTCATTCCCGTAGCACCTTCAGCGTCTGGATCTCTTTCTCCTGCTGAGGCTACATTTATACTATCAAAGTCATATAGACCATGGCGGCTTTTAACGCCGTTGTATTTATTTAAGATAGTATCAAATTCTCTTACTCTATCACTACCTGCAACCATTGTTACGTTTGAATAACCTTTTTTGTATAGGTCTGTTGCAATATCTAAAATCATATTAGAAGGATTAACCATTATACTTCTAGCATGTCTAGGAAACATTTGTTTCATTGTTGTAAGTTTAGTTCTAAACGGTAGTGGATTTTTAGATGTATCTTCAGATTTACTTAAATAGATTCTGTAGTCATCTGTTCTTTGTTGTGCCACTTTATTAATAAGTTTTTCGTGTCCTATTGTAGGTGGATTAAAACGGCCAAAGGTAAATGCTATTGATCTACCTTTGGCCTCTTTTATATTAGATAACGATTTTAGTTCAGCTGGTGTAATCTTACCATCTTCCATGATCTCGTTCAACTTTTTGAAAAATTTGAGATAATGATACTTTTCTAACATTTTATAAATCACATTTTTCGGAAGTCGGTTTTTCACACCAAACTTTCTAATCTCGTCTGGCGACATATCTTTACTAAAAGCGTCCTTTCGGTCGTTAATAGTCTTGTCACCAATATCAATTAGAGTGTTAATAGAATCTTTAATTTCATCTAGCTTTTTAGAAACTAAACTTGACAAGTTATCAATATCGGAGCTTGTCAGGTCTTTTAGTTCTTCATAATCAATCATGTCCCTTACGAGTTCACCTTTAACAACATCTATTTCAGAAACACGCTTCTGAAAATCCGTAACGTATTTTTCGGGTTCAAAGGTGCCTGGTTCTGGTTTTCTGATCCACTTGTTAGTGTCTATATCAAAAGTACCATCAGCCATGTCCCTTGCCTTATTAAATGTTACAGGATTAATTATGGAAAAGTAGTTGATAGGATGCTCTGTGCCTGGTATATTTTTACCATTTATCTGTCCTTGATATTCTCTAATCTCATCATGTACCTTTTCTTGTTCTGCTTCTGAACCAGGTATATCAAATAAGATATTAATATCTAGGTCGGCATCGGCCCTATATTGTTTTGTAAGTATTGAACCTATTAAGGTATACTTAACTACTTTACCAAATTTTTCAAATGTCTTTATACCATCAAGCACCATTTTCTTAACTGATGGTTTTAATTCTGGATTAGGTGTATCTGCTTTTGTAAATACGCCTGGTGCATATGTCTTTCTAGGTATGTCTATAATACTCTCACTAAAAGACTTTCTGTTTAAATTAATTTTAGGATAGATTTCTTGTGCCATCTTAACACCTGCCTTGTGATCTGAAGGATAATGCCAACCTGCATATACTCTTCCCATACCACATTCATCAGCAGCGTCAATCAAGCCTTCTCTATGTTCAGGATACTTTTCTGCATAGTATTCACCAATCAATCTACTTTGTAAACTGTGACCACTAGGGTATGCTGGCGTCTTCATACTATCACTAACAAGTGGCATACTATTAAAATCTAATTTCATTGAGTCTGCAAGGTGATATGGTCTTGCTCTTTCAAACTTATTCTTAAATTTTCTAGCAATAGCTGCACCTGTTTCAGCAATCTTATCTGTATCAGTATTATCTATATCTAAATTGTTTTCTTTTAGATATTTTTCTATTGCATATTCTGATTTAGGATCATGGTTTTTTACTGATTGTTCAATCGCTTCATTTCTTTGTTTGAACATACCTTGCATTGCTGTCATCTCAGCCTTTGTTGCTGTAGATGTATTAGTGCTAGGTTTAGAACAAGACAATTCGTCTATGTTACCTGTGTAATTCTTAATAGGTTTTTCTTCTACCTTTGCGTGTCTTAAATTTTCTATGTCTGTAAAATCTTTAAACTTCATCTTTTACGAGCCTCTAATTCTTTTTTCATCCATTGTTTGGCCTTATAATTTTGTACTGGTGATGTAATATATCTTCGTACTAGTTTGCCAATTCTGTTCATTGTAAGAGTGACTAACTCTAAATCAGATTTATTGTTATCTACAACAATAAAATTACTCATACCAAACAGTCTTTGAAACTTACCAATGTTATTCTGTACACTTTCCCAACTAGACTTTGTAATATATTGTGGAATAGTTCTCTCACGTCTAGCGTTTCGTGCCACTGCTACATCTAAAGTTGTGTTCACAAATACCATATAACAATCATAACCCATTTGTTTCAACATGTTATGGTTTCTAGCAATGACATCATAATCTCTACCTGTACTGTCAATTACTAAACCAAGTCTGCCTTGTACATATTTATCTAATTGGGACACAGCAGTTAATTTAGCTCTTTGTCTAATTATATTTCTAAAATATTGTTCTTCGTCTGGCATAGATAAAGATAAATTTGCTGTCTTTAAATTTCTTTCAAAAGTTACATCTGAATTAACTACTTTTAATCCTGTACCTGAAAAGGCACTAGCAGTTACAAACGTTTTACCTGAACCAGGACCCCCAGCTAAAAAGAAAGCTTTGAATATACCTGGGTCGTAAACGCCTTCAGATAAATGTTGTATAAAACTATTGACTGCCATCTTCTATCTTTCTTATAATTTCTTTTGCTGTATCTTCAGGTGAGCCACCCTCAGCACTTATGCTAATAAAGTTATCTTTTTTTCTAAAGTATTCTACAACAGGACCTGTTTCTTTTTTGTATAATTCTATTCTGTTACCTATAATTTCTTCCGTATCATCTGCTCTTCCTCTTGCAAGTAATCTACGTAATACTTCTTCTCTACTGACATCTAAAAATACTGCGTAATCGTAACCTACTTCGTTTTTTTCCATGTCTTCAACTTGTTTCATGTATCTAGGCCAACCATCTAATACGTAACCTTTTGGCGATTCATCTACTTTATTTATTATTAACTCTAATACTATATCGTTAGGAACAAACTCGCCTCTATCAATAATACTTTTTGCAATCTTGCCTATTTCTGATCCTTTTTCTACTTCTTTTCTCAACATACCACCTGGGTAAATGTGAGTAATATCGTATTCTTTAACAAGATATTCTGTATAGGTTGACTTACCTGAACCTGGTCCACCTAACATAATAATTCTTTTACGGCCCATTGCCTCAAATATAAAATCTCTAAAACTTTTCATCCTTTTATCCAGTTCTTAGCAAGTGTAAAGTTAGCAGTACTAAACTCTAATCTATCTACTAGTTTTACTGCATTGCCCATTCTATCTACAGCAACATAGCCTTCAGGATTAGTTACTACGAACCCATTACCTTTTTGTAAAAACGTTCCCATTGATTTAATTTGATTCATTTTACTAACTAGAAAGTTTTTTACTTTTTGTAAAGTTATGTAACTAGCAATTGCAAAGTAAATATCATTATCATTGTTATCAATAAATCTTAAGCCTTCATTTTTTATTTGTTGATATTTCTTTTTAGCATTTTCAGTTTTTCTTTTTGAAACCTCATCATCTAATACTTTAGCGTAATATGTTTTAAATTCTGATTGTAATTTTTTAACATTCTGTATATTTTGTCCTGCTCTTATTTGTGTATTGAAAAATATTTTTAATCTAGCACCTACAGATAACAAATTGGTTTGTCTTTTTAATAAGTCTAGTACTCTTTTACCTTTTGTTATTGATCCCATTGCCATTCTTAACATACTATCATATTGAGCGCTTTCTGTTGTTGTAAATGTAGCAACACCAGATGAATCTTTATAACTTGCGTCATCAAAAAATACTGCTGGCGTCTTTGCAAAACGATTTACATTGACGCCAAAGCTTGCTTTCAGATTAGCCATCTTTTTTCCTGTGTAACTAGTGTGAAAGATGATACCTAATTTAGCTCTTCTAATTTTTTTAGCAAGATCAGTATTTTCTGGTACGGCATAAGTTATAGTATTAGGTGTAAACGCAATAGCATCCTCACCTCGTATAGATACCGACTTCAAGTCTGCTGGTGTAAATAACAAGTCACCTTGTACGACACCACGTATACCAAGTTTTGGTAATTCTTTTAAACATACAGATAGTTTAGCTGCAAGACCACCTGGGTGGTTCTTTCTTATGTCTGATTGTGTGTAATTTATTTTAGGGGTAACGTTGAATACAGATTTTGATCCAACAAAGAATTTTCCGTTTTCAGGATTGATACCACAGAAAACTGCTGGTGCACCATCCCATTTAACAGATACGTTTAATTTTCTACGTGATGATCCCGCTAACATGTTTCTTATAGATTTAAGAAACTCTACAGCATTGACACCACCCTGGTATCCGTTATTAATAATTTCGTCTTCTAAATGTTCTAAATGAGTGTTTTTTGACTCACTTAAATATTGTTTAAAACTATACATTTTTCTCCCACTATTCCCATTATATCAAAAAATTACGCTCTTGTCAAGCGAAAAATTACACTAATCCCATAAATAAATCACTAGTTACAGGACTATTTATACTATTTTGCTATTACAAATTTACCTGATAGGGGAGTCCTTGATGTTATGTACTCAAACATCAATCTTAATACCTTATTGCCTTCGTCTTGTTTGTTGTCTTTGAAAAACTTTTTAAGTACAGGCATGACTTCATTGATTACAAGTGTAGCACTTATAGCACCTCGTTCAAAGTCAAATCTTGGTTTATCTTTTCTTAAATACTCTATCTTTTTTAATGCCTCAAGGAAATTGTTTTCACCTTTTTTATACTTATCAAGTATTTGTTTTGCAACATCTGGATTTACAAAGTGTATAATTTCTGATAATACTTTAATAGAGCCTATTGAACCACCTCTTGCCTCTGCTTTAGAAAATATAGCTTCTGCAACAAATCTTTTTGAGCTAGGATCGTGTCTTAATTTTATATCACCACCAGACTCTAATAGTATTCTCATATCTCTTGTATTACCTTTTGCAGGATACTTAACAGGTTTATAAGGTTGCCAGTCTGTTACACCTTTGATAGAAACTTTTTTAATATATTTTACTTCTTCTTTTCTATCAAAGTTTACCATTTGTAATATAGCTTCTTTTGTTGTCTTTTTTAGTGATAGAGGAAATAAATCACCACTATCTATTAGATCAGATGTAATGATATTTAAATTTTGAAATGTATATACTTTTTCTTTTGCACCTTTTAGTTCTTCATGTAATGCTTTTTTAGCCTTTTCGGTTGCAAGATATATATCTGCAGGATTCCATTTGTTTAGATTGCCAAATTTAGTTTGAGATTTATAACCTGATTTGTTTGCAATCTTAAATAACTTCTCTATAGTTCCCATAACATCTTTATCTCCTCTATAGTAGAATATGTTTTGAAAACCTCGTTGCCCAATCTTAAAATCAGGATCTATTTTAGATATGTCGTTAATTAATTTTTTTGCGATCTGTAAAGATGATACGTACCATTTAGTATCTTTCTTTAAAAATAATTCTAATTCGTTTAATTGTACACCAGGTGTTGCAATGTATTTGTGTGCTGATTTAAGAGTACTGTCTGTTATTTGAGTTCTAAAATCTGTATAATCAGGATACTTTTTAGGGTCAAAAAGTTGATTAGTTCTTTGTACACCTATGTAGTCTGCTATTGAACAAAATAATGCCTGTGATGATTCTGCTAGTGTTGTTAAGTCTGCCATAGATATATTTATCTACGGCCTCTGCTTCTCGCTGGCGAATTATAGTTTGTTTTACCTTTATCAGTAGCTTTTTCTTCATCACTTCTACAATCAAAAAAAGGTGGGAAACCAAAGATACCAAACGTTTTATTCTTATTCTGAAACTTTGTTAGACTTTTAACATCTTCCTCAAAGAAAGACTCTTGTAATACAAGTTTACTAGGCATTTCAACGCAACGCCATATGATCTCACCTTTAGATTTAACCATCTCTGTCCTGTAATAGAT